AATTAGGAATTTCGACAGAAAATGAATCAACAGAACAACATGCAGAAAAATCGTAGGTTAAATCTAAAGTACCTTGTAATTGTACATCCAAACCCACATAAGTTGAACCAGTAACGGATTCATCAGCTGAAATATAAAATGTTTGACTTGGTGGTATATTAATTATAATATTACTACCTTGAGAATCTATGAATGTGAATCCACTATATAATGTAGAACCTGTGTTTGCAACAAAAAAGCCGTAATTAGCCATTATTATTATACTACTAAATTGGAGATTATTTCACAATTATTATCGTCAACAACCTTAAGATTATATGATAATTGACCATCCAAAATGAATGGGACATCAAAAGAATATGTTCCACCAGTTATGGTTGAAACATATACACAAGTTGTAAGGGGGTCATCACATAAATAAATGTCGAAGGGTGTAGCCCCAGTTACTCCATTTATTGTTATCGTTGTTGGCATTTGACAAAATTGTTTTTTATAAATATATTAGGTAGTAAAACTTTGTGAATATTATGGCTGACGACAATGAAATAATAGTAGATTTACTCAATGACATATTTGGAAAGGAAAAACAACATTACGAGTCCAAATGTCAAGTTTCATACAATTGCCCTAATTGTGATGAAGGTAAAAATAAGGGTAATTTGGAGATTAATTATTTCAAACATCTATTTCATTGTTGGAGTTGTGGTGATACGGACAATATGCACGGGTCACTTGGAAAGTTAATAAAAAAATATGGTAAAAAGTCACATTATAAAACATATTCCATATTAGCTCCAGAAGAAAACAAACCATTACAAAGAAAGAAAGTTGAAAAACTAAAATTACCTGAACACTTCAAGAAGTTCAACGAAGTTTCAAGTATCTATCCTGTAAGAAAACAAGCCTACAATTATTTAACTAATAGAGGAATCACTGATGAAATTATTGAAAGATATGGTATTGGATTTTGTGATAATGGTAGTCACGCAGGTAGAATTATAATACCATCATATGATAATAAAAATGAATTAAATTATTATATTGCGAGAAGTTGGGATTTACATACAAAAGCTAAATATAAGAATCCTGAATCGGAAAAAGATAAAATCATATTCTTTGAGAGTTTGATAGATTGGGAAAAAGATATTACCTTGGTTGAGGGAGTATTTGATTCTATCTTTATACCAAATAGTATACCAATGTTGGGGAAACATATGAGTTCGTTATTATTTAATATCTTGTACGAGAAAGCCAAAAGAAATATAACAATTGCATTGGATGGTGATGCCTATGATAATGCGGTAAGTTTATACCACGAGTTAAATGGTGGTGAATTATATGGAAGAATAAAGATTGTAAAATTACCACTTGATAAGGACATCGCTGATTTGAGGGGAAACATAAATGAATATTACATAACAATAAGATGACAGATTTATATAAAGTAAGAGATGAGATATTGGAAATAGTGGGGAATAGACAAAAAGAACTACAACTTACATTTGAGGAAGAAGCTCATAAATATACAATGTTGGATATCAATGGAAAACTGAAAGATGATTGGTATTCCGTATCAAAGATTATTAAAAAATATTACGATGAGTTTCCAGCTGAAGAAATTGCATTAAAAAAGGCCAAAGGTGATGTTGAAGAACAACAAAAATTATTAAAAGAATGGGCTGATGCTGGTACATATTCTACTAACTTGGGGAGTAGAACCCACTATTTGTTGGAACAAAAATCATTGGAAATGTTTGATATCGAAAAAGAAGTTAGACAACCCATATTTGATTGTGATTTTGAACAAATATTGAAGAGTGATAGAATGGTTAGTGCTGGTGGTAATTATTTGGAATTAATGAAAGAAAGAGGTGCGGTTTTACTAGATACTGAAATGGTATTAGGTGATAACGAATTACAATATGTTGGACAACCCGACCAAATGTGGTTAATTGAAAATAAAGAAAAAAACCAAATAGGTATTTTCTGTGGTGATTATAAAACTAACAAACCAAAAAACTTTGAATCTAATCAATTTACCAAACCAATGAAGTATCCCTTCAATAAGTTACCAAACAATGCTTTGGGACACTACTATATCCAACTTCCACTATATTTAAGATTATTATTTAAAATGTTGAAAGGAAGTAAGTATGAAAATATTGGACTATTTGGGGCAATTATAGTATTATTGAAAGACGATGGGACATTTGAAGAATTTAGAATACCAACATCGGTTATTAATCAGGTAATGAATTTGAAAATCTTTTAAAACAAAATGGAATTGGAAAACGAAGTATTAATTGAAAGGGAGAAGGAATATCTCGATGACTTGAAAATGGTGCTCAAAAAATTAAAAAAGAAATACACATTTATTTATAATGGTGTGAAGTTTGTCTCTGATAGGGAAATTATAGGTGTTGAACCTGAGACATATAAATTAATTTACAAAAACAACAATTAAAAAATGGAAAACCAAAAATTAGAATCAGTTGAAGTTTCAGTTTATGAATCTTTTACAACTTACCTTAGAAAAAAACCATTGGTTATTAACATTACAGATTATCCTGAATTGGATGGTATGGATGAAGACCAAATCCAAGCTTATATTTTGGAAAATGGTTGGGATATGAAACCTATGGATGGTAATGTTTATGAAAGTTTGATGGAAGAACTTAATAACCAAGATACCGAATGGGATAAAATTGATAATGAAGATTTTAATATAATTGTAGAATAATATGGATAACCTAATTAATACAGAACAAAACCTACCAAAAATTGACCTTAAAGAACAACCAACTATTACCTGTGAGGAGTGTGGGTCAAAATACTTTAAAGAAGTAGTTCTAATCAAAAAAGTTTCTAAAATGTTAACAGGTAGTTTTGAAGATACCTTAGTACCATTCCCAACTTATCGTTGTGATGATTGTGGACACGTTAATCCCGACTTCGAATTATTTGATAAATGATAGATAACAAGATATTATTGGAAACTTATATGATTGGTTTCTCTGACGAGTTGAAAGGTGAAACAAGGGAATTCAAAGACCCAATGTTAATAAGAGCATATGAGTTGGGAAAAGTTGATGCCTTTGTTGGTGATGATGTTATGTCCGTTAATTACCAATCTGACGAACATTTATTAAAACGAATTAAAAATTATGATTAAAAAATTGGTTCATTTCTCAGATTTGCATTTGAGATTAATTAAAGACCACGACCTATATAAAACAATCCTTACGGATATGTTTAACCAATTCAAGGAAATACAACCTGATAGAGTCGTATTTACAGGCGACCTAGTACATAGTAAAAATCAAGTCAGCCCTGAACTTATTGAAATGGTAAGGTGGGTATTAGATGAATGTTCAAAGATTGCCAAAACAATTGTTATTGTTGGTAACCACGATATGTTGGAGAACAACTTATCACGATTAGACACATTAACCCCCATCATCCAATCAATGGACAATGACAATATTGTTTATTATAAGGATAGAGGTGTATATCAAGACGAAAATATAGATTGGGTTGTTTATTCATTATTTGAACATAACATTCCACCAGTTATAGAGAAGTCAGACAGATTAAAGATTGGGTTATTTCACGGACCTATTGTTGGTTTATACACAGATATTGGATATAAGTTTGAGACAGGATATGAGGTCAGTAAGTTTGAAGGATGTGATATTGTTCTATGTGGTGATATACATGCCAGACAAACGATTTATTTGGATAAAACACCAATAATCCAAGTAGGCTCAACAATCCAACAAAACTTTGGGGAATCTTTACGGAAACACGGATTTGGAATATATGATGTTATTAAAGATGATTATTCATTTGTTGACTTGAATAATCCTCGACCATTCCTTAAGTTTGAGATGAACTCATTTGAAGATATTATTGATGGAAAAGAAAAATTACTTAACGCTTAATAAACAAAACCAAAAAGATTTAACTGATTATTGTAAGTTAAATAATATTGAAGATGTTGATAAGTTCTTCCAGAAATGTTTTAAGAGGGGATATGATATTGAAAGATATGGATTGATTGGAAATACAAGTGAACCTGAAAAAATAATAGAATATGTTGAAAAAGAAGTTCCTATTGAGGTTGTTAAATATATCGAGAAAGAGACAATTAGAGAAGTCCCAATCGAAGTTATTAAAGAGGTTGAAAAGGAGGTCATTAACACAGTCTATGTCGAGAAGGAAGTCCCAATCGAAAAGATAGTTGAGGTAATAAAAGAAATACCTATTTACATATCAGGTGACACTCAAATTATTGAAAAGATAATTGAAATTCCAATTGAGGTTATAAAAGAAGTTGAAGTAGTTAAGGAGATTGATAAACCAAATGAAAAGATGGGGATGTTACAAGAAACCTTGATGAAACTGAGAAGGGAAATGGGGGATAAAGACAAAACAATTACAGAACTCAACAATAAGATTGAACAATTAGAGAAATTGGTATCAAACACTGGTGCCATATATATGAAAGGGTCAAACCTCAGTCAAAATCTTTAATTTTTTATTAGTCCCACTATTTTAATATAAAAAAGTAGTGGGATTTATTTACTTCATCAAAGACAACGCAAATCAAGTTAAAATAGGTTACACAAAAAGAAATGTAAAAGATAGGGTTAAAGAGTTGAACTCGCCAAATTTAATTACTATACTTGAATACGAGACAAAGTACCCCACACAACTCGAAAAAGCATTACATTTCAGGTTCAAAAAACATAATATTGAAAGAGAATGGTTTTGTTTGGATGACTTCAAGGTTGAAGAACTGAAACAGATATGTGAAATGTTGAATGAGGGACTTTGTGCAATAAAAGAAAACAATTATTTCAAATTATGATTTCAGTACAATTAATTACTTGGTTTATCCTATCTTACGGATTAATGAACATTATGGTTTATGGAAGTATATTCCAAGGACTTAGAGATTTCTTCAAGAATCTTGGAAATAATCCGTATCAACCATTCCAATTCTTTTTCCACTTCATTGATGGTATTTTATCTTGTCCAATGTGTTTCAGTTTTCACGGAGGATGGTTTTTATCATTGGTAATATTCTCACCTGTTCATATATTGTTTGGAGTTCCTATTTGGGGTTCTTGGTTCTTTGATGCTATTTTATCATCAGGTGCTGTATGGGCAATCAATGCAATCGTTGAATATTTTGAGGAAAATAGACCATCTAAATAATTAAAAAAAATTAAAATGAAGTTAGTAGAGTTTAAATTAGAAAAAGGTTCAGTTTTCGTCAATCCTGATAAGATTGTTTCAGTTAGTGAAAAACCTGATGGAAGGACAGAAATAACAACAACAAATTATAATGAATTTTATAATGTTGACGATAATATCACTAATGTTCTCAAACGATTGGACATTTATGGTAATTTTACAATTTACAAATTAAATCAATAACAAAATGGGAAAGGCAAAAAAAGAACACAACAGAAAGATTGCAAAAAGAAACGAAAGAATTGCTGCAGAAAAGAAAAAGTTCCAAAAACAATACACTGAATTGTTGGAACAAAAATTGAAAGAATACCAGGCAAAACTTACAGAAAACGAACAATTAGAAAATGAAATGAAAATCTCTTTAGGTGGACAAGATTTGAATTTCTCTATTGTTGACCCAAGTGAAATAGAAGTACCAACCACAGAAGAAAACCAGTAACATCCCTATGGATTTATTCAATCCACCCCCAGATTACAATTACAATTTTATGATTAAAGATATTGATTTTAACAAATTTGATAACCCATATATTCAAGTTGTATGGGAGGATTATCCTGAAAACTTTACACAAGAAAAGATAAAGAGTGTTAGACATTACTTCCAAAAGAAGTATAACTCAACTAATGTTAATGTAATAACCAAAACTAAATCTAGTGAGGTTACAACACAAACAATTGATGTATCATTCAATATCTTGGATAAGAACTATCAATATGTATTGGTAAAATCATTCTTGGAAAACAAAAATCTAACAAATCTAACAGAATCCATTCTTAATTTGGATAAAGCTGTTGATAGTAGATTATTATTAAATGAAAGTGAGATATCACCCTTTAAAAGATGGTATATCAAAAACATTGAGTTCTCCAATTTCTTATCGTATGGTGAAAATCAAAAGATTGATTTTGATAAGTGTAATGGTATCTCGGTGGTGGAATCAAATCCCCCTAACTTTGGTGGGAAAACGGTTTTAACAGTGGATTTATTGTTATTCTTATTCTTCAATGAAACAACCAAAACATCAAAAGCTGAAGAAGTTTTCAATAGATTTTCTAGTAAGGATAAAGTTCACGTCAAAGGTGAAATTATCATTGATGGTGATGAATATGTTATTGTTAGAAATATTGAAAGAAAGAAGAAAAAAGATGGGGATTGGAATGTAAAAACTGAATTAGATTTCTTTAAGAAGTTATCAGATGGAACATTACAGAACTTCACAGGAGAACAAAGGAGAGAAACTGAAAGTTTCATTAAAACTTCTATTGGTACGAAGGAAGATTTCTTAATGACAATTTTAACTACGGCAACAAACCTTGAAGAGTTAATTGACTCTAAACCCACAGCAAGAGGGCAGGTATTGTCTAGATTTATGGGGTTGGACTTTATTAAAAAGAAGGAAGACACTGGTAAAGAAATCTATTCAGAGTTTTCCAAGTCAATGTTATCAAATGTATATTCAAGTGAAAAGTTGAAATCAGACAATGATGGATACAAAGAAAGAATTGAATTACTACAAACGGAAAACATTACCCAACAAAACAATTTGATTGATGTTCAAAATAGGATAATCAAAGGACAAGAATATAGAGATACATTACTAAAATCCAAACATACGGATATTGATATTGAAATCTCGAATATTGTTCCTGAGCGTATTGAAAGTGAAATCATCGGGATTAAAACCCAAAAACAAAGTGTTGAAAAACAATTAAAAGAACTCAAAGTGGTTGAACCAACAGAGTTTTACTCGGAACAAGAACACGACTGGTTAAAAGATGAACACAAACATTATTACAAAAAGATTGTCCAATTAGAACAAAATATTAAATCGATTGAAAGTTTAAAATCTTCAGTTGATGGTGGAATTAAATGTGAACATTGTGGTATTGAATTGATGATGGCCTCAATAACCCAAAACAAAATTGCTGAACTTGAAGGACTTATCATTCATAAAACCGAAAATGAGGTGTTAATGAATGATTTAATAATCAGAGAAGCTAAGTATGTTCAGTTAAAAAAAGAATTTGATGAGTATGAGAAAAACAAACTTATCAAAGAAAAATATGAACTTACAATTGAGGGTTATCTGATGAAAATCAAAGGATTGGAAGATAAGTTGGAAAAGTTTAACTTGTTACAGGATAAAATATCCACAAACAACAAGATTGAAACCCAACTTATCAAAGCCAACCTAAGATTAGATGAACTAGATAGAGAAAAATCATCAGTTCAAAGAATATTGGATTCTAACAACTATCAAATTCAAAGTTTAAAAGATAAGATTGAACAAAATATCCAAATGATTGAGAAAATCAAAGTTGAAGCTGAAAAAGAAAGAATCTATAAAGTTTATTTGGAAATCTTTGGAAAGAATGGTATATCTAAAACAATAATGAAAACAATGATTCCAATGTTGAACTCTGAGTTACAAAGATTATTGGAAGATAGTTGTCATTTTAGATTGGAAATCAACATAAATGACAAGAATGAGGTTGAATTTGTTATGATTGATAACAACACCCAAGTTGAGAAATTAATGTCCTCTGGGTCAGGTTATGAAAGAACCATAGCATCATTAGCATTGAGAGCTGTATTGACAAAAATATGTTCTTTACCAAAACCGAATATTGTTGTTATGGATGAGGTATTTGGAAAGATATCAAACGAGAACTTGGAAATGGTTGGTGAATTTTTCACTAAAATTAAAAACTATTTTGAAAAGATATTCGTTATAACCCACAATCCATTGGTTAGTAATTGGGCTGACAACATTATAAAGATTACCAAAGAAAACAATATTAGTAGTGTGAGTCAGTAAAAATAAAATGGTGAGAAAAAAACTCACCATTTTTTCTTTTAACAGAAATATTATTCTATCTTTGTATCCAACAAAAACGGCATAACAATATGAAATACCTACTTTCAATTTTCATCGAACACAACGAACAAGAATTATTTGTAAAATCTATTGGTAAGGAGATTAGTACTATCTCATCCAAAAATGGTGTAAAATACTTTTTCGGCCCTCAGACAGCATTATTCACTTTCGAAACGAAACTTTCTTTTGAAGGTGTAAAAAACTTTTTTGACTCAATCCTAAGTGATTTGTCAATAACACATATCCTTGTCCCAATAAAAACTGACAAAATGTCATATTGGTTCGAAAAAGAACACGAGAAACTATTGTTTGGTACGGATATTTGTGCAACGAATGAAGAATATTCAGAGGAAGAACAAGAAGAAATGAGAGAAGCAATTTTGGGTGACTTAACCAAAATCTTTGAGAAAGAAATTATCGAAGAAAATAGAGTCAAACAAAAAATTGTTCCTACCTTGGATGACCTTTTGGATAAGATTAATATGAGTGGGTTGAACTCACTAAATGAAGAAGAAAAAGATTTGTTAAAACAATATTCAAAATCAAGGATTGGATTTGGCTGACCTTATTGCTGAAGGTAATTTGGGTTTAATGAAGGCCATTAAGAACTTTGATTGGAACAAAGATTTGAGATTTATATCCTATGCCGTGTGGTGGGTAAAACAATCAATCCTACAAAGTTTAAATGACAATGCAAGAACCATTCGTCTCCCTGTGAATGTGGTTCAAGACCTCCATAGAGCCAAGAAAGAAATTGACGCCAAAGGTGGGGAGTTAGATAGTAGATTTACCAGTCTTCCATCTATGGTTGATTTGGATATGGAAATCAATGAAGAAGGAGATAATCTATTCGATGTATTGAAAAATGATGACGCTGATATGCCTGATGAAGCATTTCATACCAAGGACATTTTAAGAACAAAACTATTAGGGTTATTGACTTGTTTGGATGAAAGGGAACGAGCAATCGTTGAGGACTATTTTGGCCTATCTGGTTCACCAAGAACATTGGAAGACATCGGTGGTGATTTTAATCTAACGAAAGAGAGAGTGAGACAGATAAAGGAAAAGTCATTGAGAAAGTTGAGAAACCTATCAGGTGACCTATTTGAATGGATGTAATTAATAAACAATTAATATTTATAAAAAAAGAAAGTATGAAAACAATAACTGAATTTTTGGGGAAACACGGATTGATTATAGCATTAGTTCTAGTTTTAATTTCTACTTGTACAGGAAGTATGAGTAAAAAACTAAGTGAGAAGAAAATGTTGAATCAAATCGATAGTTTAAGAACTGAAGTAGTAATTTTGAAACAAGAACTACTAAAAGAAATTAAAATTGAAGGATTGAAAGCTGAGAAAAGAATGATTCAATCAACAGACAGAAAAATCCTTGATGTTAATAGACAAGCTGAAATAGACAAAGAACTTCAGCAACTTGAAAAATGAAAATAATAATCACGGAACAACAATTAGAAGAAATAAATAGATTTCAGATGAGAGATGACCCCAAATATAGGGGTTGTCTTATGTCTGACCTAACCAGAATGGAGTTGATTGATAACTTCCTAAAAAAAGTTGAAGACAATCCTGAATATAATACTGAAGACCCTGATTATGATATGTTATTAGATGATTGGGATGGGTATGATGACCAGGTATATATTCAAAATAAAGATACCTCAATTGTATTTTGGGAAGGTTGGGTTGATAGTTGTTGGAACGCAGCATTTAAAAAAGAACAATATAAAGGATTAGAAAAATCTGAAGTTATTGACAAAATAATAGAGGAGAGATTCCCAAGGATTGCCGAAGAATTTGGTATGGAAATAATTGACTATGGGTATATTGATAACGATGGTTATATTATGTATATTGAAATGAAAAAACAAAATAATGAATAATTTATTTACTTGGATTAAAAAAAACCCCATCCGTTCAATGTTCTTAGTCCCCATCTTCTTGGTGGCTGGTATATCTATATCCCATGTGGTTGCATGGTATGACATTACGAATCCATTTAGTTGGGCAATCTACCTTTCAATAGCTATTGAGATTGGTGCCATAACAGCACTGATTGCCGCTACACAAAGAATTAAGGGTGGAGTATGGTTTATGTTCGGTTTGGTAACATTCGTTCAAATGGTGGGAAATATATTCTATTCATATAAAGAGATTGACCCGACAGGAGAACTATTCACATCTTGGGTTGAACTCACATCTCCAATATTTGAATTATTTGGAACAGAACCAACTGATATAATTGCACATAAAAGATGGTTGGCAATATTAGGTGGGGGACTTCTTCCTGTGATATCTCTAACCTCATTACACTTCTTTGTGAAGTATGAAGAAACTGAAAAACCAGTTGTTAAAAATGATGTAATAGACAAGGATTTGGAAATAGCTTCTTTGTTTGACTTAGAAACAACTTTGGAACAAGAAGAAAAACCTAAAGTAAAAAGGGGTAGAAAAAAGAAAGAAATCGTGGAACAATGGGAAAATAGTGGAATATTAGATGAACTAAAACCTATGGGTGAGACATCACTAATTCCAATAGTTTTAGAACCAAATCAAGAACAACAAATTGATGAAATTGAAACTAATGAAATAAAAGAAGAAATACCGGTAATACCAACTCGTCCAACAAAACTGACATACACTAAGCCAAATGTATCCATAGATAGATTATGATGGATTTAATCAAATATGGAGATTTTAAACCTTCAGGTAAACAAAAGAAAAAGAACCAAATAATTCTTACACACACAAGTAGAAATGTGGAGAATTATTTGGCTTCTTTACGTTATAGACATAATGGGAAATATAAAAAAATACCAAACTACATTGTTACAAAAGAAGGTAAAATTCTCAAACTTTTGGAAAACAATGAACATACTGAATATTTCTCCGAAAAAAATATTAATAGAAATAGTATTATAATTTGTTTAGAAAATTTGGGTTGGTTAGAGAAACAACCATTAGAAAACCAGTATGTTAATTGGGTAGGTGATATTTATAAAGGTAAGACGTTCGAGAGAAAATGGAGAGATTATTTTTTTTGGGAACCGTATCCTGAAATACAAATTCAATCATTAACAATTCTTTGTAAATCAATAATGAAAGAATTGAGAATATCAAAAGATATAATCGAACATAATACAAAAATAAATGGTATCGAAAAATTCGATGGGATTGTAACTAGAAGTAATTTTGACACATACTTCACTGATTTAAGTCCTGCATTTAATTTCGAAGATTTTAGAAAAAAAATAGAAAATGAATAATTCACACGATGAGATAAAAAGATTGTTGAAAGCATCGAGAACAATGTTATCAACGAAAGATTCTATCAATGAATCTTTTAATATTAGAAAAAAATACAACTTGTTATCTGAACAAGAAATTGAGTTCGAAGGTGATAATGTTACAAAAAAAATTAGTGTTGGTGATTCAATCGAAGATAATATAAAAAAAGACGAAGAAAAAAAACGTAAAGACGAAAAAACACAAGGTTTTAGAATATCTGGTGGGATATTGTATTTACATGGAGAAAGTGAAAAGGAATTAATTTTGACTTCTGATGAGAAAAAAGCTTTTCAAGAAACTATGGAAGAGTTTGTTAATGAAGTATCAAATTACACAGATTTCGGCCCTTTAAATGTATATAAAAACGATGTTACTTGGGAAGGTTTAATTAATGACTTTGGATTAAACTTTAGATATTCTACTGCAGAAAAAGAAGGTGTCTATATTGAAGGTGATATGATTAAAGTTGACAAAAGTTTCATAGAATTTGCTCAAAAACTTAATAGTTACTATGAAAAATTCAAATCAAAATGGGTATCAATAATAGGAACTAGAAAAGAAACCAAAATAAACCAAGATTTTGATTTTGAAGATTAATATGAGCATAATAAAAAAAACAATCAAAAAATCTAATATTACTGATTTAATTGGTAATACAAAAATGAATTTACCAATAGGTAAACTTTACTCAATGAAAAAAAGTGAAGCTAAAGAATCTAAAAAATCAGGTGTGACTACTACTAAAAAAGATATGACTGAAAAATGGAGTCAAAAATACAAAGATAGTATTGATTGTTCCAACCCCAAAGGTTTTAGTCAAAAAGCCCATTGTGATGGAAAGAAGAAAAAGGAAACTAAAGAAGCAAATGGTGCTGGAAGTGCTGGTGGATTTGTTGCACCATTAGCTTTCAATCAAAATAGTAAGTTTGTTAAAGATAGTTTTAAAGAAACACCAAAGAAAGTAGAAACAAAAGAAGCGACAGGTTCAGGTTCTTCAGGGTCTTACGAAACACCTGCAGCTTGGGCTATATCAACAAAAAAGAAGGATTGGAGAGGTAAAAGTAAGACACTATTCCCTGGTGGTCAATTTGTTCAGGTTAAGAAAAAATGTAAAACCTTTCCATATTGTAACCAAGGAGATATCAATGCTTTAAAACTTACAAATGAAAGTGATGTTTCTAAAACAATATCTAAATTGAGTAAAAAGTATAATGTAAGTGAAAATTATATTCAAAAACTAATTATCAAAGAATATCGTAAAGGAAAACTATAATATTTATATTAAAAAACTAAAAATGAAAAATACACAAAAATATTTAGAAACTTTAATTAAAAAATCAATCAATGAAACTTTGGAAACCAAAGCTATTAAATTGATGGATAAAATTAAAGAAATGGAAATGGAAGAAGGATTTGATAGTCCTGAGATTAAGTTTGATAGAGGTGGTAAAGATTATGACAAATATGAGTTCAGTAGAAAAGTAAGACCATATGAGTTTATGAAAGATTTGGAAATGGACTCACTTACACCTGATGAATTTGAATATCAAATGTATACTAAAGACATCGACTTAGATGATGAACTATATGGTGATGATGAGGACTTAGACCCATTTATCGATGGTGATGATGACGACATCGAACCAATCAATGAAGGAGAAATGTGTGAACAATGTGGCGGTGGACTTAGTGAAGGTGAATGTATGGAATGTGGTTACAGACAAATGGAGGAAGAAACATATGATTTGAATCCTGAAAACGAATTTGATTATGTTGAAGAAGAGGAAGAATTTGATTTATCAGATTTTGAAATTGAAGATGACTCTGAAGTATCTATGAAAGACAAAAAATATGGAATAGGTTCTGATGTTGATGATGACGATGTTGTCCGTGGTTATTGTAGTCAAGAAAGTCCAAAGTACAATATGGATGCTTGTAAAGCAGTTAAGGGGGCTATTAATGAAAGATTATATGGTAAACAAACCAAATTGGATAAAAATAAAAATGGTAAAATTGATTCAGACGATTTCAAATTACTAAGAAAAAACGTAAACAAAAAAAGAAAAGATAAAGCTGAAGTTGAAGAAGGTAATGCTTTCACAGCTAAATTAGCTAAAACAAAAAAAGGTGGGGAGTTCGAACTAAATGGTAAAAAATTTAAAGATACATCTAATTACGATATGAAAAATGAAAGTATAGAATATCACATTAAAGATAATCAAGGTGACATAATTAAATTAACTGAAAATGAAATAGTTGATTTAATTGAAAGTTTAGTAAATGAACAAAAAACACCTGGTTTTAAAACAATTGGTAAACCAAGAGGACTTACAACTTACGAAAAAGCTCATAAAGGTTCTGGTGATGAAAATAAGGAGTATTTGAAATCAGTTACCAAAAAAATGAAAGATTATTTAAAAGATGGGTCAAAGGGTACATATGAAATGAATCCTAAAATGTTCCCACAAGGAAATGGTGAGTTAGCAAAAATGGATAAAAAAGCATTTAAGATGACCGATGAGTTGGAAGATTTCAACTATGAAATTGCAGGACAAAATTTCCCAGTTCCTGATGCAATTGACTATAATGAAGAATGGATGGAGAAATTATTTAAAGGTGATTCTATGACAGGTAATGCACCTGGTGGAAATGCTTTGGAATCTAAAACCAACGATAGGTTCAATAAAATGAGAAAGAAAAACACTCTTAAAAAATTGAAAGACCAATCATATAAGAGAGTTCCACAACCTGTATTTAATGAAAAATCAGGAACAGACCAAGGAAAAGGGTTAAATATAAAATTAGAATCCTTAGAACCAAAAAAAGCTAACCAACTTAATGAAGAATTTGATAGAATCAAACAATTATTAGGTTATGATAGAAAAACTCAGTAATTACATTTTATTATCAGTTATTATATTCTCCATAAGATAAGTTTCTTATGGAGAATTTTTATAACTATGTGACGAAAGTAGTACCATCAGACGAAGTTGATATTTGGTTAAAAATCAACAATATAATACCTGAAAAAATGGAGTTATTTTCTGATTTCAGTCAGTCACTATATGACTTGATGAGAATGACGTATTTAGGTGAAACAACAAATTCTTATGAAACTAAAATAACCTTGAGTGAAGATGATAACCATAAGCATTTTGAGTGGTGTTGGAATAAAACAATCGAGAATTTCAAAAAAGAAGGTTTATTGTTTAACTCAAAAGGCGAACACTACGATTATTTTGATACTTTCTTCAAAGACATTTTCTACTACCAAAAAGAGGAAAAGATTAAGAACTCGGTTAAAGATTTTTTCAGTGATTTATTTGATATAAAAAAACCATTCACAAAATCAGATTTGGATATGATTGGAATTCTTTATAAACTTTTAGATAAAAGTTTAAATGTTTAAAACTAGTTTTTTATTTACATCATCACAAAAAATCGTAATTATTAATTAATAAAATAAATCAAAATGGAGACAATCGAAAAAATCAAAACATTGACAGAAGAACTTTCAGTTGATACTGGTAAATTTTTTAAAGGTAATAACAGTGCTGGTACAAGAGCAAGAAAATTGGCACAAGACCTTAAAAATTTACTACAACAATTAAGAACTGAAATTTTAGAAGAGAGAAAAAAAGAAGAGAATGTTTAATATAGATACTTTATTTCTTTTTTTTAATGTATTTTCTATTCTACTCGTTCTTAGAGTAATCTATAGATTTATAAGTGCCCTATTATCCAATCCTCCAACTAGGTTGATTATGAATAATAGGGAACTTATATTCTTTGGAATCTCATTAGCTTACACAATAACCTATTTCATAAAATTATGAGTTTATACCAAGAATTTTCAGCCTTATTACCATACCTCCAATCAGTAAGAAAATTAAAGAATTATTTATCGTTTGATGTTAGTTTTCCCACAACATGGAAACTACCCAAAAAGTTTGTTGAAGAGGATAAAATAATGGAACAACAATCACCCATTGCTAATGAAAGATTGTTTTCCTATGTCACTGAGATTGATGAGGATAGTGTTCAGAAAGTACACTTGAACATTAAAAATATTATAAAATACAATCTTGAACGTGAGGAAAAAGACAGGTTATTTGAAACAAAAGTGGAGGAACTAAAAAAATTATTTGAAAAACAGAACTTAGATAAATTAAAGGGATTATATTTTGACATTAGTGAACCAACAACAAAAAAAATAGAGTTAGAAGACGATGAAGAACAAATCACTACAACAACAACTTGATTGGTTAGAAAGAGAAAAACAAAAAGATGAATTGATGTTAAATATTGAAAAGAATCAATTAATCAGTCAAATTAAAAAAATAAAAAAAGAGGAAGTTCTACCTCCAAAACCAAAAAAACTAACATTATGGCAGAGAATAAAGAAGGTGTTAATGCCTTAATTGAAAAATTGGCTTTGATATCTGAAGGACTTTCAGAGATATTCCCACAAAGTAAATCAGTAGTTGTATTTTCAATGAATCAAACTGATTTTGATTTCGTTAAGAATCAAGTTTATGATATGTCAAGTTCCGAACAATTCAAAATTGATATATCAGGGATTGAATTTATTTTTTTGAAAGATGTGTTGTTGAATAACGCTGAAGATAGTCAATAGGAAATCCTTTTTCAACTAATAAATTATATAGGTATTTCTTTTGTGGTTTGGATGAATCTTTAACTATTAAACAATCCATTCTTTTTTCTTTTTGAAATTTATTAACTAAACTTTCTAAAAAAATCTCACAATCGTCTTCACACTTAAATGTGAACAAATTTATTTCATCATCTCTTTGAAATATCATTTTGTTGTTTAGTTTTGAAATTAGTTTTAAACCATCCCCCCTCAAATATTTTTTCTCAAAATCACTAAAATAAATTCTTTTCTTATTGGAGTAGTCAACAAACCCCTCTTCAACCCTATAGTTAGAAATGTTTTTTATTGATAAATTTTCATCATCAGTTTCTACTTTAATAGTTCTCCCCAAATTATCCTTAATATATAAATTAATGTTATTCTTTGAGTTTTCCATCAAAGCTAATTCATAATCACATTTTTCTCCATTTTCGGTTTTCTTCTCAAAAAAAACATTTTCACTTGATTCTAATAAACTCTCGTAGTATTTTTTTGCTCTTTGAAAAGTTTTGAATTTGTTGATAATTTTTCTTTTTTGTTTATTTTTAAACAAAACAATAAAATAATTCATAAATAAAATTTTTAAAAAAATAGATAGTTGATGGAAAATCTGTATGATATTTTAGAAGTAAATGAAAATGCGACACAAGATGATATAAAGAAAAACTACAGAAAAATGGCTATGGAACATCATCCTGATAAAGGTGGGTCGGAAGATAAGTTCAAAAAAATATCTGAAGCTTATGAAACACTTGGTGATGAAAATAAAAGAAAGGAATACGATTATAATAGAAAAAATCCACATAGGGGTAGTAGTATATTTGATGAATTTTTTGGTAATTTTCATACTCAAAGAAAAACAACAGTCCCTGACAAGATGGTTGATGTTGAAATTGGTACATTAGAAAGTTTTCTTTCTGTAGAAAAAAATATAACCTATCAAAGGAACTTTGCCTGTGAACCATGTAATGGTAATGGTGGGGACAGACAAACTTGTAATACTTGTGGTGGAGGTGGATTTATTACCAAAACGATGGGTTCTGGTTTCTTTACACAAGTTTTTAGACAAGGTTGTCATACTTGTGGTGGTCATGGATTCACTCTCAGAAATGTTTGTGGTAGTTGTCAAGGAAAAGGAATTCAACAAAGAACGGAAACTATTAAAATAAAACTACCACATGGTGTATCAGATGGTCAATACTTTAGAATGCAAGGTAAAGGTGATTTCATCAATGGCGTTTATGGTAATTTAATGTTAAGAGCCATAATCAAACCAGAATCTAATTTTAATAAAGCCGAAAATGATTTGATTTATAATTCTTTTTTGAATCTAAATGACCTGAAAAAGGATACAATAGAAATCCCTCATCCACAAGGAAGAATATCTGTGAAGTTACCACAAGAATTTGATACCTCAAAATCGTTACGAGTAAAAGCCAAAGGGTTTCAAACAAACCAAATTGGAGATTTAATCATTAATTTACACGTTAAATTTAAAAGATAGACAATATATTTTCAACAATCTTAATTGTACCATATATACTTGCAACTAAAATATATAGGGATAAACCAACTAAATACCATTGTCTGTTAGAGAAACCCTTTTTACATTTACTACAACCTTTTTCCTTTTCCATAGTTTTTTAATTGAAAAGTATTATATTTGTCCCAATAATCAATAATAGTTATTGGGACTACTATTTTTATCACATCAAAGATATTTATTAAGAAAAACCAAAAAAATGAGATTTACTTCCGTACTTAAGAAATTAATTGTTGAAAACTCAAGATTCAAAGTTCTTTATGATAAGATGGTTACCCCATCACAAAAAGCATTAGAAAAAAATCCAAAAGCTAAAGGTTTGATGACCTTTGACATATTAAAAAGAATCATATTTGCTGACCCTGACACCAAAGCACCTGAAAACTTTGATATAGATGGGGCATCGATTGATGATATGGATAAAGTTAAAGTGGGTAAGTTTACACAATGGATGTTGAAAAACTTTGCAGTACCTGCTATGACTGAAGAAATGAAAGCGTTAGACCCCCAATCTAAAGAGTTTAAAAACGCTATCAAAAGTTATAGAGAATTATATTTGGAAGATTTGTTCAAAATGACTGAACAACTTCAATTTTTCGAAAAGGTAAAACAATATCTACCTGAAAACCAAAGGGACATCAATAAATTGACACCAGCTCAATTGAAAGATATATTTGCTAACTTCAAGTTACCTGAGAAGAAACAAAAAGAGATTGAGAAAAAACAAGCTAAGAAGACTAGAGAAGGATTGAAACATGCTGGTGGTCAAATCATTTTTGAAGGAAGTGATTGGGTATTGATTAAAGTTGAGGGTAACAACCCAACTAGTAAAGACGCAGCAATCTATTATGGTGGTTATAAGGATTATAGAGAGGGTGAATCTGACTGGTGTACATCAGCACCTGGTTTGACTTGGTTCGAAAATTATATTAAGAATGGACCTCTTTATGTTGTATTCCCACAGAATGACAATGGTCAAGTTGGTAAAAGAACAGGATTACCTGAAGAAAGATATCAGTTCCATTTCCCTTCAAGTCAATTTATGGACAGACACGATAGACAGATTGATTTAGTAAAGTTTTTGAATGAGAAGGCACCTGAGTTGAAAGATTTCTTCAAAGGGGAGTTTGCAAAAGGTTTGACCACAAAGGGTGGAAAGAAAGTTGAAATTTCTTATCCAAATAGTTCAGCAGGAAAATATGTTGCATTATATGGTTTCGAAGAATTATTCGACAATTTACCAGATGATATTGAACATTTGATGATTAACAATACATCTCAAACACCAATAGGTTTGGATGTGCCTGAATCTTTGGGTAGATTCAAAAGTTTGGATGCTTTGGTTTTACAAAACATATGTAAATCATTACCTGATAGTATTGGAAACTTACAACAATTAAGTTTTCTTTCTTTACCTGATAACAAACAATTAGTATCTTTACCTGAGTCCATTACAGGTTTGGAAAACTTATCTTTTGTTAACTTAAAAGGTTCGAATCCAAGTATCAAAATACCTGAAACATTGAAAGAGAAAATGATGGACCAAGGTGATGGTTTCTATTATGTAATGTAAAAAAATTATATCTATGAATATTGATGTTGAAATATACATTAAGAACTTTATAAACTTCTTTGAGAGCAACCCCAACGAATTGATTGATTTGATTGGTGACGAACTCAAAGAAGTTTTTTATAAAAAGGTAGAGGAACAATGTTATAAGAACCTTGACAATGGTGAGGACATTGTTTTGACTCAAAAACAATTGATTGAAATCGTTGTGGACATTAAGAAGGGAAAACCTGATATGAAGGTGTTATTAACCAATGGTGTCTTTCAAAAAACAAAATATGGATTAATTTCTTTGAATTAAGTTTGGAAATTAGAAAACCTCGTTGTATCTTTGACTTATCAATTACTCACCACTAAAAACTTAAAGATATGACAATCCAAGACATCAAAACAATCGCTCCTGCAATCTTCTCTACTTCTGCTGACCCCAAAATGTCAAACAAGTATTCATTCGTTCCAACAATCGAATTGATGGAAAACTTCACCAACGAAGGATGGCAACTTGCATCTGTAAAACAAAATGGTAAAGGTGCATATGGTGTACACGAACTAAGATTCCGTAATGGTGAATTACCTGCTGTTGGTGACACATTAGTTGAGGCCATCGTTAGAAACTCTCACAACGGAACTACAGCTCTTACAGTTGGCGCTGGTTTATTTAGATTATGTTGTAGTAACGGACTTACAGTTCCAACTTCAACCGCTGAACAATTCACTGTAAGACATATGGGTTTTGACTCTGACGAAGTAAAAAGATTGACTGAGAGCTTTGCAAAGAAACTTCCTCTAATCCAAAACTCAGTTGATAAGATGATGGATAGAATGTTGACTGAAGGTGAAAAGATTGAGTTTGCTAAAAACGCATCAATCATCAAGTGGGGAATGGGTTCAGTCCCATCAACATTAAACCTTGAACAACTTATTACACCACAAAGAATTGAAGATAGTAAAGATGACCTTTGGACAACCTTCAATGTAATCCAAGAGAAGTTCATCAGAGGTGGTGTGGATTACAAATCAAACTCAGGTAGAAAGACATCTTTGAAAGGTTTGAAAAATATTATGGCCTCCAACCAAATGAATACAAAACTTTGGACATTGGCAGAAACATTAGTGTAGTGATTGAAAAATGATGGGGAGAGATTGATTATCTCTCCTCTTTTTTTTATAATTTTACTATGGAAAAGTTATACGATTTTAGTTTATCAAGTTATCATACTATGCTTTACAAAGATTATTGTGAAGTAGATGAAGATATATTATTAGGTGAACATGACTCAGACACACCACCCATAATAGCAAGCTTCAACAAATTCTCATTAATAAGAAAAGAGTTTGATTACGACAAAACTTTATTAGGTGAAGAACCATATGTTGAGAATTATAACAACTTGTTTGCTCATTTGATGTTCAAGAGGTTATCACTCTATGTTGAAAAAAATGAAGATAAAGTTTCAATAAAATTCTTTTTATATTACAAAGGTAGACAAGCTGGAAAAAAATATTTCAAGAAAGATACTATCTGTCATTTTTTAACCTATAACTTCAAACAAAATTGTCTTTATAATGGTCATATCAAAAATTATCATCTTAAACGAAAAAAAAAGAGTCAATTAGGGAAAAACCTTTGGTACAATAAACCAATTCAGTCATTTATTCAAACATGGGTAAATCATACTAGAGGAATGAAATTGAATGACTTTGATAAAATTGAAAAATCAGGTAAAGAAATTAATGAAGCCATTGTATTGTTTTTACAAAATATACCAGATGTAAATCCTGAAAACCACGATTATTCTTACGACAACATTTTATACAAAAGATACTTGGATGGGATTGGTGTTAAAGTACCAAACAACTGGATGTATTTCAACAGAATCTTTCCACAGATAACAAAAAAGATATTCAAGAAATATAACTATAAGTTTGTGGATGCTTTTATGGGTTTAAATGATTTCACTGGTGATAAAATCAAGAGAGTATTACATAGTGTAGAATCAACAGATGGGGTTGAGTCATTAAAGTTTGCACTTGATTTCTTTGGGAAAGATTTCATATTATCTCAACCTGATGTCTTCATTAAAGAAATATTGGAAAGTACATCTTTCTTTATGGATTGGCAAGTGTTTATTAATCACCATAGAATTAGTTTGGTTGACTTCACCAAAACTGAGGTAAAATATTGTTTCGAAATTTTCAAGTTGGTTGTTAGGGGTGAAATTAATTTACATTCATTCACTGACCATATTGCTTACAAGATTAGATTAAAAAACTTTGAACCTGTAATGTGGAGAGCCAAGAATTATGATACTTTTGCTGAAGAACATTATATTTGGTCTGAAAAGATTGGTTCGATGAAAAGTGCTGAGTATAGAAGATTATATGATGAAAAGTTCAAGGAATATATCGAAACACCCATCTTTGATTATTATCCTGTATTACTGACTGAAAGTAAGGAATACAATATGGAGAGTTTCCTCCAATCAAATTGTGTTAGAACTTATACAGATAAACCAGCATCCATTATCATATCTTTAAGAAAAGGGGGAATTCACTCCAAAACAAGGGCAACCATTGAATATAAGATTGAAAATGATTTTGATAAAATTAAATTCAATCGTGTCCAATCCTTGGGTAGATATAATGAAAAGTTGGATGAAAGTTGGACAAAAGTTTTAATTGAACTTGACACCAAAATGTTTTATACTTTGGAAAATGATATCTTTAAGTTGCCTGAGGTTGAAATAAAATATGGTGGGAAAACATTTATGTCACATTTGATATTTGTTGAGGATAGTGTCAAAGCTCAATTATATAATGGTACAACTAGTAAACTACCACCAAGAAAAATTGTTACATTCACAAATAATCCTGTAAAAAACATTTATAATCCAACATTAGAACTATTATGACAAACAGAAACAGAGTTAATGATATATTCAAAGAAAGATTTAAACAAATCCCCTCTTCATTATATATAAAAAATGAAAATATTTCTAAAGAAAACTTGGATAAGTTTTTAAGTAAATCTCATTTGATTTTTGTTAATAAGAAGGTGGCGGAAGGAAAAATAGTTGAGATGGATAGATTAGTTGAATACGATTCGAATGGTATTCTTATTTACATAAAAGGGGTTGAAGATATATTTATTCTAACCACAACAGATAGATTGAATGTTGCGGAGTTTACTTTACATAACTTAATAAAACTTAATAAATAATTTAATTTTGATACAACTTAGTGATATTTATAATAAACACTAAGTTGTATGGAAAACGGAAAAATATATAAAATTACAAACACCGAAAACAATAAAGTTTATATTGGTTGTACGATTAATACACTAAAACATAGATTTGAAGAACATTGTTACAGATGTCTGAAAACTAACATCAATACAAAATTATGTAATAATGTTAGAAAGTATGGTGTTGAAAAGTTTACAATTGAGTTGATTGAAGAATGTTCATTGGATGTTATATATAATAGAGAGGTTGAAGTTATTAAGGAACACAATAGTTTTGAGGAAGGATTAAACTCTACAGTAGGAGGAGAGGGATGTTTAGGTTATAAACACTCACCTGAAATAAGAATGAAGATATCTAATGCGGTTAAAGATGGTAAATCACATAAAGGTAAAACTTATGAAGAGATTTATGGAGATAGAGCACAAGAAGAAAAAAATAAGAGAAAACAAGCGGGTTGGTCTAAAAATTTGAATGAAGAAGAAAAGTTAAAAGTTATTGAAAAAATAAGAAACATTAAACGAAGTAAATCTAAAACCAGTATTGAAACTATTAATGGTATTAAAAAATTAATAAGTGAAAATGTTAAGCCAAGCGAAATAAATAAACAATATCCTGAAGTTCATATTAGAACAATATATAGTATAAAAGCTGGAACTAGATGGAAAGATTAAAAAACAAAAAAATGGAAATCACAAGTGAAGAATTAAAATCAAAAATTGAATCAGGTGAACAAGTTATTATTGACTTTTGGGCCAGCTGGTGTATGCCGTGCAAGATGTTTAAACCCACCTTTGATAAAGTTGCCGAGAGTTCTGAAGTACCTATGTATACAATGAATGTTGAACATAATGGTGAATATGCTGTTGAGTTGGGTATTCGTGCAGTACCAACCATTAAAGCTTTTAGTAATGGTGGTGAAGTTTATTCTAAATCAGGTATTCTTAGTGAGTCAGAATTAAAAGGAGTTATAAATAACATCATCAATGGATAACAAACTAGTAATAGTATATACAATGAAAGGTTGTCCCCACTGTACGGACTTCAAAGATTTATTAGTTCAAAATGGCATTGAGTTCTATGATAGAGATATCGATGAATATAGTGACGAGTTTGATATGTTTGTCGAATTAACAGGAAAAGATTTTGTTCCAGCATTTATGTTGGTAGATGAATCCGAGAGTGACGAACCCATACCAATGTTATTTGCACCTGAAGAGGATTTCAACGAATTAGAAGAAGGATTGGAAATTATCAAAAAGTTCTTACAATAAAAAATGTCCCCAATATTAGGGGACATTTTCATTTAGAATATAACCAAATCTTTCATTCTATCTTTAACTAACCAAGGTTTCTCATTTAGTTGATTATCAATATCTCTTTCAACATCATAATCTTTAATATAGTCATTTGCAAACTTGTTTAAGTTGAAATCAAATACATCTAATATTAATGACTTAATTTTCTCTGGTGTATAAATCGAATCACAAGTTACCTCAATGTTAAAATCATCCTCATTGTTAATAACTGAAGAATACTTAAATGTAATTTTATCAGTTTCAAGTAAGTTAAATAATTGATTGCAAATATGTTCACCATAATATAATTCTCTTCTACCAAGGTTTAAGCTATATCCATAAGGGAATGATGAGGAAACAGAAAGAAAGTTCGTTGTGTTGAATATTTTAAGGTTCTCAGGGATGAATGGGGAATAGAACTCTAGTTCCAATTTGTCTGTAAAGTTAATATTATTTAGGAACTCTTTGTTGTAATCATTTTTACTATCTCTATTAACTTCATTGATTACCTGTTGGTGGAAAATAGGTCTATCACTTTTATGATATTCAAAGTAATATTCGTTTGGGGAAAGCGGTTCTCTATAATCTATTAAATCAATTATATTGATATGTTTAAGATTAAGATAGGTTAATAAATCAGGATTCTTTTCAACAAATAAATCTCTTAACTTATTTAAATCTAAAACTTCATCTGAGTTTGTTGCACCATAAACAACCAAGAATGATTTAAAATCAACAACTTGAAATCTTGAGGTAAAGTTTGGGTTTACATTTTTGACAATAAAGTCAGCGAATAGGTTTACAAAACCTTCTTTTGATAATCTATTAATATACTTCATAATTTTTTTATCAAATGTATAAACAAAAAAATTATTATCTTAAATAGTAAAAATAAAAAAAGGGACATTGATTGTCCCCTTCAAAGTTCGTACCTTCCCTTCAGTGAAGTTATCTTTTGTTGTAGTACTTCTCAACAACCTTTTTGATTGATTCTTGAATGTTGTTGTTAGTCACCTGTCTCTGACTAGTTTGGTTACTAGCAGGTGGTGGTGTTGAAGGGGCTGGTTGACCTTGTGGTTTGTTTTTGCATCCACATCCCATGTCATTATCAGTTTAATTAATTTATGAAGTCAACTTCATTAATAAATATCTTAAGTATTTATATTATGTAAATAAAACCTTATTTGACAATATGAAAAAAATTATTATAGCCGAAAGTCAGGCAAAAAACCTAATTAAAATCCTTAAAGAACAAAATGAGGGTGAATATTATGAGATGACTGGTAAACAATATGAGGAACTATTGAAGTTAGCTTCATATAACTCAAAGGTTACTGGTATTAAAAAGTTTGGTGGAAAACCATTATATGTCGTTGGAGATGTTAATTTAAGTGGAACTCCAATAAAAGACTTGGGAAATGTTGCCGTTATTACTGGAAGATTAAATATTAGTAGTACACAAATTAGTAGTTTGGGTAATACTATAGTTAAAGGATATGTAAGTGATTATAATACACCAATTGAAAAAATGAGAATTAGAAGAGAGGAGTTGGCTAAATTGGCTGATGCTGATGAGAGGAGACAAGATGGTGAATGGGACTTGGATAATCCAAAGATTGATGATGAAGGATTGGCGGCAAATGCTTTGTTTGATTATTTGGTTTATAAGGGTGATTTGGATGAGATGGATGAAGAAACCAAGAATGAAATAAAAACTAAGAAGGAAGAAATTGAAAGGTTAATTGAAGAAGGTAAAGGGTTGGATATGGACTCTGAAGAAAGGGAAGAAATATATGATAGGATTACTGACTTAGAAAATGAAATTGAAGAATTACAAGAGGGTGTTGCTGATGTATATTATCTTATACCACAATCTTATCGTTCATATGGTGACCTTAACAATTTCGAGGTTATTGGTTTGAGGGGTCAAGAATATGTTGTTGGTTATTGGGATGATGTGTATGAAGCGGCAGTTGAGAATCAAGAACAATTGATTGAGGATATTGGTATTGATGGAATTAGTAGGGGACTAATTGAAGATAATATTGACAAAGGTCGAGTTAGAGAATATATGGAGGAGTTTTATAGAGACGACATTACTGACAACCCTGAAGTTTATTTTGATGATGATGATTACCAATTAACTGATGAACAAGAAGAGAGAAAAGAAAGATTGGAAATTGAAATTGAAGGATTGAGAGAAAAATTAGAAAACACGGAAAATGAAGATGAAATAGCTGATTTGGAAACAGAAATTGGGGGATTTCAAGAAGAATTAGATAGTATAGAACCAGATACAGAACCAACTGATGATATGATTGACGAAAAAGTCGATTACTATATAAGAAACACTGATGAAATAGATTGGTTGAAGGAAATGGGTTATGAATTAAATGATTGGGTTAATTTGAAAGGTGTTGCCCGAGATATAGTTGATAGTGATGGTTTGGGTGTTATGGCTTCTTATGATGGAAATTACGATGAACGAACAGTAACAACACCTGATGGGAAGAAATATACTTTTGTCATAATGAGAATGAACTAGTTTATTTTAGATAAAACTTTAATTATATTTTGAGTATGAAGAAGAATAAATTAAAGTTTGTTATGAGTACAGATTGGATATTCGAAGGTGTCATTGACGCTGAATTAAAAGAATATGTCCTCTTAGGTTATTTCCAAAAACTGAACAAACAATTGGAAGAAATGAAAGTTTATCCAATGTTCACGGAAATTACCCTCCATTTAGCAAACATTCGAAATCTATTATCAAAGAATCAAATATTATATACAGATAAGTCATTACTCAATGTTGACGATGAGATAACACTTGCTGACCTGAAAACTAAGGACAGACCAATCTTAACCATACACGAAGAAACTGAACTTATAAAGATATTAAAATATAGTGATGCCAAACTACAAGATTACTTTGACATCATTAAATCTGTTTGGACAATAGTTTATGATGCAATCGAAGTTGTATCTATATTAAACGAAGATAATTTAACTTCCAAGAAAGGTTATTTCTATACCAAATCTAGTAATTTAATAGACATTTGGGAGTACAATATTAGAAAACATAAGGGTGAAAATAAGACAACCTTCAAACAAATTGAAGACCCCAACTTTTATACTCACCTTATATCAACTGAAAATGAGTTACCAACATTTTATATTCATTGTGATAAAGAAGTTCCATTCGAGGAAACTTTGTTACCATTGATGAAAAGAAAGGTATTGTCGTATATTTTTCAGTCAAAAAACTTAGCAATAAGGTAATATTGGAAATTGGATTATTTGGTTGTGTTAAATTAATTATTAAAAGTTAATAAACCAATAAAACAATTTTATGAAAAAACTTTTTATTTTATTTTTCGTTGTATTAGCAAGTTTACAATCTTGTAAACAAAAAGATTCTTGTGCTGATACAGTATGTCCAAATGGTCAAGTTTGTGTTGATGGAACTTGTCAAGGAGCAACAACTAATGTTGTAATATCATCAAACATTAGTTCTAACACAACTTGGACTGCGGACAATGTTTATGAGTTGGGAGGAAGAATCACGGTATTGGATGGTGTTACACTAACAATAGAACCAGGTACAGTTATCAAAGGTCAAGCAGGTACAGGAGCAAACGCAACAGCTTTATTAGTTGCAAGAGGTGGTAAAATCAATGCTGTTGGTACACCAACTAAACCTATTATCTTCACATCTGTTGCAGATGAAATTACACCTGAACAAGTAGGTGCTGGACTTTTCATTAGTCCAAACCTTGACCCCGCAACACAGGGATTATGGGGTGGTGTTATTATATTAGGAAAAGCACCAATCTCAGCTTCAGCCAATGAAATCCAAATCGAAGGCATTCCAACTACTGACCCTAATGGTTTATATGGTGGAAACGATGTTAGTGATAACTCTGGTGTTATGAAATATGTTTCAATTCGTCACGGAGGTGCTAACATTGGAAATGGTAATGAAATTAATGGTTTAACTTTGGGTGGTGTTGGTAATGGAACAACAATTGAGAATATTGAAATCGTTGGTAATCAAGATGATGGTATTGAGTTCTTTGGTGGAACTGTAAATGTATCTAATCTTCTTGTATGGTTTTCAGGTGATGATGCTATTGATACAGACCAAGCTTGGGCTGGAACATTAAATAACTTTATTGTAATCTGTGGTAGTGCAACTGACCATGCTTTAGAAATTGATGGACCTGAAGGTACTTTAATGGCTTCACACACATTAAGAAATGGTTCAATCAAAGGAAGTCCTGAAGCGGAATTGGGTGACTTCAGAGCTTGTCCAAGAGGAACATTCGAAAACATTTTCTTCTTTGATTTTGTTGACCCAGCAACTGCGGGTAGAGGTGACTTATCAATATCTAATCCAACAAATTCTACTTGTTCAACAGATAATTTAACTAATGGAGTTTTGACTTTCTCAAACTTACAAGTTATACTTCCTACAAATGTAACATTGAGTAGTGTTTTCAAAAATGGTACTAGTACCTTTGCTACTTCTGTTACAACTAGAACAATTGGTGCTAACAAAACTGCACTCAATTGGACTTGGGCAGAACAAGCAAATGTATTATTGGGATTCTAAGAAATTAAAATCTAAATGAGAAAGGTTCTGACCAAAAGTTAGAACCTTTTTTTATTGTCAAAATCAAAATACTAATATGGAATCACTAAAACTAAGAGTAACTCTAACCAACACAAAGGGGTGGAAAGAAACGAAAGATGTCCACCTATCACATTACCTATCTCAAAAAGAAGAAGGAAACGATGTTTTAGATAAAATCGTTGAACAACTTATTCAGGATTATGAAAGGATGGGAAAAAATATGAATGAAAATAAAATAGAAAATCAAAAATGGAGACCGTAATCAAAACTTGGGAAAAGAAAGAAAGTGTTAATCACCCTTCTCATTATGGAGGCGCTGATAATGTTTATGAAGCGATAAAGGTGATAGATGCCTGGTCATTAGGATTTGCCTTGGGTAATACTGTAAAGTATATCAGTAGGGCGGGTAAGAAAGACCAATCAAAAGAATTAGAAGACCTAAAGAAAGCTTTATGGTATCTTCAACACCACATCAATCAATTAGAGAATAAATGAATACACCAATAAAATATTTCGGGGGAAAAGGAACAATGTTTAACAATATTATAGAACACTTCCCCAACCAAAATGACTTTAACATTTATTTAGAACCATTCGGTGGTTCCTTCTCAATAGGATTGAAAAAACCTGAAACTGAAATTGAGATTTACAATGATATAGAACAAAATGTTTATTCCCTTTATAAAGTTTTGTCGGATAAAGATTTATTCGATGAGTTCAAGTTCAAATGTGATTTAACTCATTTCTCCGAAGATTTAAGGAAGGAATTCAAAGATAAGTTGAAAGGTGACTTAACCACTTTGGATAGAGCATTTTACTTTTTTTATGTAAACAGAACATCACATAATGGTGTGGGTGGAATTACAATCAGCAACATAGTAAGAAGGAAGATGAGTAAATCAACTTCAGATTTTTTGTCTGCAATTGATAGATTACCTGAATTACACGATAGATTGTCAAAAGTAATTATGTTAAACACTAATGGAATAAAGTTGATTGAAAAATATAAGGAATATCCAAATTGTTTCATTTATGCTGACCCCCCTTATGAACAATCAACCAGAACAAATGCGAGATATAAGGAAGATATGGATAGAGATGGACATATTAAGTTTCTCGATTCTGTTATTGATTCCAAAGCTAAGATATTGATTAGTGGATATGATTGTGAATTATATGATAGATTGACTGATAATGGATTTATTAAAGTTCATTTTGATGTAAAAACTGTTGATGGTAACCATAAACCTAAAACCAAAACTGAAACTCTTTGGAAGAACTATGAATAAAGTTTATTAAAAAAAGAATAAAAATTTTTAGAAATGTTTTGGTTGTAAAAATATTTTTCATACATTTGTAATTAATCCACTTGTGAAACTATTTAAAATCATTTTATATTACAATTTAAACTCCAAACTATGAATCACGATTTAACTGCAACGGCAGAATTAGAACTTTCTGAGAATCAAATTATGTCCATTCTCAACAATTTAACAAATGATAATTTTTTGATATTGTTTAATGAACAACAAATACAAAGAAATTTATCAATTACAGGTGAGGAACTTTTACATACAATTGACCATAGAGGAAAATCTAAGGTTTACGATGAAGGGGTTCTTAATTATACAACAGATTTAGATACATTTTCATTTGGAAAGTCGAATCGTAAGATTATTCAAAAAAAAGTAGATGGGATATGTAAAACAATTGAAGAATATGGTATAATTGTTCCAATTATTGTGGATAAAAAATTAGAAATTGGTGAAGGACAACATCGTGTAAAGGCACTAATGAAGTATAATGAAAATAACCCCAATAATAAAAAAGGGATTCATTTTATAGTTCGTAAAGAAATTCCGGCTAAGACAGTTAAAGTTATGAATAGAACTTTTACTAATTGGAAACCAAATGATTATTTACACTCTTATGCTGAAGATGGATTTGTTGAATATATCAAATTGAAAAATTTTGTTGAAAAAAATAAAGACTTCAGTATATACTTACTTTCAGCTATGTGTCAGAATGATTTGTCTGGTATCGATAGACATGGTGGGAAATCAAATATAAATCATAACACTGGTGAATCTAGTATGGATAAATTTGAACAAGGTCGATGGACAGTTGTTTATGACGACCCAAATTTGGAAAGAGCTCAACGATATGCAGATGATATTAGAAAGGTGACTAAAGTTTGTAATGTTAAATCTAAACATCTTTATTTTGCATTGTTGAACTTATTAATGAATGTCCCCAAATTTGATTTGAATAGATTCATAGATAAATTACAAGAAAACTATTTGTTTTATAACAAAGTTAAAATTCATAATAGAGAACAAGCATATGATTTTATCGGTGAAGTTTACAATAAAAAATTGAAAAAGTCTGAAGAGTTTTTAGTAATATTAGAATACTACAACAATAAAAGAAAAAAACCATAAATGAACAAAGTTTATTTGATTGACATTGATGGGACAATATGTGAGGATATAAGAAATGAAGAATGGTATTTATACCCATTTGCACAACACTATGAAGAAAGTAGATTAATTCTAAATAAGTGGTATGATGAGGGAAATATTATAACATTCTTTACCGCCAGAGAGAGTAAAGATAGACATATTACGGAAGATTGGTTAAGATTGAAAGGATTCAAGTTCCACGGATTGATTATGGATAAACCAAGATGTAAAGATGGTCAGGTTTATCATTGGATTGATAATAGACCTGTAAGAGCAACAACTTATAAAGGTAACTGGACTGAACTTAAACAGATTTACGCTAAAATAGAAACATTTGAATAATGGTAAAAAGATTTGTTAGATTTCCAAATGAAATGGATTTCGTTGAAATGGAAATCAATATGGATGATTTTAATATGGTTACAGAGTTTAGTGACCAAATGTTTGGATGGTATAAAGGAACTTATATTTCAATAAAGTTATAAAATTAGTGAGAGTATTAAATCTATATGCTGGTATAGGTGGAAATAGGAAATATTGGGAAAATGTTGATGTGACAGCGGTGGAATACAATGAAGAAATCGCAAATGTGTATCAACATTTTTTTCCTAATGACACAATTGTGGTTGGTGATGCCCACGAATACCTTGCCAAGAACTGGAGAAACTTTGATTTTATTTGGTCAAGTCCCCCCTGTCAAAGTCATAGTAAAGTTAGAATGATGGCAAGCAAAGGAGGAAGTTATGACTCCGTAATGCCTGATATGAAGTTATGGGCAGAAATCATTTTCTTACAAAACTTTACCAAGAACACAAACATCAAGTTTGTTGTTGAAAATGTTAAACCATATTATGAACCATTTGTCAAACCAACAATAAAGTTGGGGAGACATTTGTTTTGGACAAACATTGATATCCCCGAAATTGAAATTAAAGATGGATTGACCCATAATGAGAGGGGAAGTTCCGAGAAAGGTTATTTTGATTTGAGGGAGTTTAAGTTATCCCACAGAAAAGACCAGATAATTAGAAATTGTGTTGACCCTGATGTTGGAAAATATATTTTGGATTGTGTGGTAAAACAAATTGATATATTAACATAAATTAGTTAGATTGATAAAATGGAATTAGTAACGACTTATATTTGTAAGACCTCAGATAATGGTGTTCACGATAATATATTCGGTGGAACAATATTGGGGTTAATCGACCAAAGTGCTGGTGCTTATGCTGCACAGATATGTGATACACCAAGAATGGTGACAT